GATGAGGGATTTGAACCCCCGACCTGTCGCTTACAAGGCGACTGCACTACCGCTGTGCTAATCCAGCGATGAACGTACGATACTATTTATGCTTCAACGTTTCAATATAAAAGATCAGATACCGCACGGTNAAAAGAANCGGGAAGAATAGCNNCGTGAAGCGCAGTCGGAACGGTTATACAGGACTGTTGCATTACATTGTAGGCGGCGCGCCGNAACTCCTTTTCCCGCCGAAGGACCGCAAGACGGCAGCGTCCTTCTGGCTGTCGGTCCAGTCACCGTCGATCATCATGCGGGTGTATTCAAACAGCTCGTCGAACCTGCCTTCGGCGACCTGGTGAAGTATTTCCGCATCCTCCTGGACCAGCTCCCAGAGGAAGTCTGCGACGATCTTCCTGTCTATGATCGACAGTGACGAGCCGGAGACCATTTCGAATGGTACGAAGTCCGAAGGCTGGAGACCATGCACGTACTCAGCCAGGGTCATGACAGCCCGTCCCTCGATGCCATCGTGCTCGACTATGTCGTAGAGGAGTACAGTTGTCTCGGTCACGTCGTAGACGAGAATGACCTTACCGTGAAACAAATGGACGTGCCAAATTCCCTTCACTGGGCCAGATGGGAAGGCATAGTCCTTCTTGCTCCATGGGACATTCCGGGGAGCAGTCTTGCGGTAGTCTAGGAAGTCTATGAGAACGTTTCGTATGACGGGATAGCCACGGTCAAACTTTTGAACGTTTTTCTGAAAACGTTTTGTTGCTAAGACCTTACGCGAAACCATTATCCATCAGTCACGATATTATTCGTTAAGCTTCCGGTACGACCGCTGTTCCATCAGACGCACCTCGTTGAGGATTTCCACCGGTTCGTCGAGCTTGATTCCGAGACGCTCGACAAGCTCTCCGACCGACGAGACATCCATGTAGGCCGGATCGTTGTCGCGAAGATAGACCAAAACCTCTTCGGAGTTGACAAAGCCTCCCATCCAGAATCGCGCCCACCAAGAGCTTCAATAATAGCCTCAAGCTGCTTGCGACTAGCCTCGGCAATCTTCCTAGCGTGACGAATCTTTTCGTCNATGGACATGGTCGTAGGCATGAGGAAAATCTCCGGCCGCGTTAATATCTTGCGAGTGGTCACCTTTTGTCAACATATATAGCAAAAAANGAGCGCGGGCGGCTGCCCGCGCAAGTGAATACACAAAAGGTATAGAAACATTATCTCGTGTGTCGCTTTGCCGAGAACTGATGTTCTCGCAATTATTTATCTTGATCCACGGGGTGCACGGGGAGAGACTGGTCTTTTTTGGGTGAGACCCGATAGACGTGTCTGACGTAGCCAAGACTGGCGTCCCCGCGCATGTGGGGAGCGATCCATCTCCGGTATTTCATTTCGCCCGTCGAGCGGTCGTAGATGGTGCGCCAGTGGCCACGCACCTCGTGCGCACGCCTGCGGATGCCGTGGGCATGCATCAGCTTGCGGTCGAGCCACTCGACCGGCCTCGTCTTGGGCGCCTTGATCCTCACGACAGAGTGGGAAAGGTAGGGGATGCGATGGTTCCGGATGGTCTGGAAGCCGCTCCGGGGCTGTACCTCGGCCTGGACTGTCGGAACATCGTTGATCACGGCCAGCAGGGTAATGAGGAACCGGGCGATGCCACGGTTGTCTAGCAGGTAGGTTTCGAAATACCTCCGCTGGAACTCGGCGCGGTCACGCGCCTCCTTTTTCCTTGCGTGGAAATTCAGCCGATTGATTGGTTCACAGACGACCGCCAGACGGTCCTTGCACCAATCCGGAGCAATGATCCGGCCGGTCAGTCCGTCCTCTATGCCCATCGCGGCGTATTCAACGTGGCTGCGGACCGAATTGAATTCGCGGCTCAGCCGCAGGTGTCCGAGACCACCGCCAACCGGATGCTCCTCGGTTGCCTCCGGATCGACGACGATGGCGACATGACCTGGCCAGACGGCGCCATACTGNCGGGGCTGATCGTCAACGGGACGGAAGTTGATNGCCACCCAGCGGGAGGCCGACGNGCGCTCCCTGATGAAGAGGAAACCGCTTTCTGGAGGCTCATCGAACGTCCTGGACTTGCCGAGGGCAGCAACGCGGACGCTATCGTCCAGCTCGAACCAGCATTCGTCGAAGGGAAGGCGGGCGAGGTCGATCCAGAGAGGCAGGCGCTCGATGTTCTGCGAAACCTGCACGACAAGCGACAGCATGGTGTCGTCGATGACGAAGCGCCTCGCCCGGTTGAGGACTTCCCGGTAGCGCGTGAGCTCCTTCTCAGCCTCCGAAGGAAGTCCGAGGGTCTTGGGAGGCCTGAGCGTCCAATAGTGAACTTCGTCGAAGAAGGGTTGTTCGAGTGCCATGCCCCTCTCTTAGCCGACCGTTAACCCGTGTCTAGGGGCAACCTGGTTCGGGGACTTCTCAAACCGGCTTGCGTCACGCTCCCTGACGAAAAGGCCGACCGCATAACAGTGGCTCCAGGCGCAGACTATAGCAATCATCCCAAAGAAGTTGGAAGCGGTGTTATCGCTGAGGTANGCGCAGACGGCGAGTACAAGAAACCAGGAAACCAAGACGCGGATCATAGAGTTCCGATCGCTATGATATGCCGAGGCCTGCGCGTTCAGAGCGATGAACTTTCCGGACTGGTGAAGGCGATTGTCTATCCGGAGGTGGATGAACATCTGGATCGCCATGAAGATAGTGCCCACGAAATAGATCGGCGGCGAGGGCGACGAAGCCACTATTGCCTTCGAGATAATAGTGATACAGCNTCGCGAACGCGATGGCGATGTACATGAACGAGAACATCGCCCGCCAGTCACCGATAAGAATGTTCCATCGGTCGTAGACGTAATCGTAGATAGACTGGGCGTATCTGAAAATCAAATCGTCAAAAGCGATAATATAATTCATCATGATAGCGATATAAAGAGGTTACACTGTAATCATATATGCCAAAGGCCGCTTCTTCCGTCAAGGATTTGCTTAAGAGCCCACGTTCGGAAACCGTTTGACGCTGAATTTGTTGCGGGTCAGATGCACCGCCAGTTCAACCTGGTCGCAAACAGGTCTGCATCACTTCCGAGCAGCACGCAATGATACACCACGTTCGGCGTGGACTGCTTCCTGTACCAGTTCGTCCAGATCACAGCCTGCTCCAGGTTCTCCTCCGCCCAAGACAGGAACGTTCTCAGCGTATCGACCACTATCAATCCGTCAATAATGAGCGTCGTTCCGAGCTTGGCGTCGATGCGGGCCTGCATTTCGTCTCTGCGATACCGCAGCCAATCAAACAGATAGTGCCTGCGGTAGTCGTTGAGAGTGTACAGCACTATTTTCTCACCGTGGCGCGAATACGCTCAGCGGCGCGCGATACACTGTGCTCCTTGATGCACGCCTCCCGGAAATCATTATAATCGCAAAGCCGAAGTACGCCCTCATTTACGAGGCGCCTGAACTCGCATCGGATGGAGTGTTCCAGCGAGACGGCCGGATCAGACAAATGTGTACGAATGGTCATCAGGCTACCCCAAAGAATGAGAATTCAGACAAATTTATCCGTTAACTATCGCTGAAAGTACTCGAAAGTGTAGTTGAAGAGGCCCCACCCTGATCGTACAATTTAGGTCTATGGGGACGAGACCCCAGACCCCAAGGCTTGGGGGCGGCCATGCGTTTCCANCCCNTCCGCCATGGCCGCCCCGCTTTTTCACCTGTATTTCTCGATCAGCAGTTCCAGGTCGCGCAGAAGCGCCTCGTTCCCTCGGTTCTTGGCGATAACCTTGTCGAGTGACCCGTAGTGGTGCTCCAGGCACCGCAAGAGCAAGTCCTTCACGATCTGCTCGTCAGGCCTTTCCCGAAGAGTCGAGCGCACATAAATATCCTCAAGTTGACGCTCCTTCTCGCTCGCCCAGGCTTGAAGATGTTCTAGTGTCCATTCTCCGCGCCGGATCGCCTTCAGAACCTCCCGGTCACGCTCCAGATCGAGATCATGGGTCGTCATAATCTGCTCAGCTTCGAGCAGAAGGCGAACGCAGTGGTAAGCAAATTTCGTGTCGTATCCATGCTTTTCTATATCAGCGGCCCTCGAATTTGAGGGGTTTCGCTTGTTGACGATTTTCGACATCTGCGCGTGTGCGTAAGCGCGCATCTTGTAATGGCAAGCTTTAGACAAAAAGAGCTTTCGGTTTTCCCGCACAATCTCAGCGACAGGTGTCGAATGCACAACGCAGCGTCGAGGTGTGAAAAGCGAGTCTATCAGGTTCGGGTTGTTTTCCAGACACAGGTGGAAAAACTTCACTATACTGTATACAACGAAGTCATATAGCTGATTTGAATCGGGCGATTGGACTCTGTGCTCCTGCCACTGCTCAAAACGCGGAATTTGTCGCCCAAATCCCGGAATCTCTCCTCGCAGATGGGGGAAGACCATATCGAGAGGAGGCATGGCGAAACCATACAGGTCCATATCCGAACTGTCTGAGGACACGCCATATGCCATCGACCCCATGATCGTCAGGTAGACGGTATTATTGGGAAGCCATGCAGGGGGATGAATTGCCCGCGATTTCTGCAACTTTTGAAGTAACATATGAATTTTCACTCCAATATATGCTATCGTACCAGCGCTCGAAATAATTGCAATAATTCATCTGCGATGTGCGTACCTAAGGCAGTTTCAACAAAGCTCGTAAGAACGCTGAAGACAATGGACCCCGAGACGCCGGTTACCGTATTCACGGTGCAAAGCCCCGCCGCGCTGAGGTGTGCCGAGAGCCTCGGTTACTGGCACGGAAGCCGTGACTTTATCGAGGATGAGGACTTCCGGGATGCATACCTCTGGATGCGGGACCAGATGGCAGAACGAATTTCATTTTTCAGCGGCGACTACCCGATCTGGGCAACGCTGCATCGGCCAAATTTCCGCAAACTGCGGAAGTGGGCCGAATCCCAGGTTCTCGTGAAGGCGAGGGTTCCTCGTGGGCGCATCCTGCTGTCGGACTATGACGACTGGCACAGTGTGCTCAACCGGTTCATCGCGACCCACGACGAGAAAGAGGCGGATCAGTGGTGGGAGCTCCCCGAGACGGAGAAGCTTGCCAACCTCCACTGGGAGCGCATCCTTGACCTCGACTGGGTTATTGAAAACGGAAGGAAGCCGCGCCTACAGGCTTGTGTGGACCGCATCTATGCACATGAGGTCGAGCGCATCACCTTCGTCAACGGCCGCCGCAGGTACTGTCACGCAGCCTGATCGAGGAGGGAGGCTCCACCGACGGCGGCCTGCTCGACAACCATGAATGCCTCCCAGTAGTGGTCGGTCGAGACGACCTGATCCGGGTTTTCTGTGTCGAGGACTTCAAACCGGCCGTTTGGTGTCAGGCTCGGGCCACGAATGATGAAGCGACCCGAACGGCTCTCCCAACAGTCCGTTTGACGCTGGATCATGTCCGTGTCTGGGCTATCGAAAATATTGGCAGGACGCTCAATATCTCCGATCCACGCTATGGCGTCCTTGGGGGAAACCTCACACTTGGCGATGATCTCCAGGTGTCGCCATTTCCTTCTGTAGTAGGATCTAATTATTCTCGACCGAGTGTTGGACGAACCGTCGCTCGACAAATGAAAAAGAAGATCAACGAAGCATTTCTTGATATCGGTATCGATCACGAAACCCCCAGAAATCAACGGTGTAGCAAAAGGCTACTACGGTTTCTGAATTCGTCAAACTTAAAGTGAAGGGTTTCGCAAGGATAAAAAAAGAGCGCCGAGCAGTTCTGTCGGAGGAGCGTCAAAGTTCAGAGAACTGATACCAGCCTGAGATTACAGCTGGTGCAGCCGGGCTTCCGGAGGTATCCCGCCACTTGCGGTGGGGGTTTTCCGGGCATCCACGAGACGGGCGTGACCCTCGCCTCGTACCCAACCAGTGTCGCCGTTCTGCTCCTCTTGCGAGAAGCACGAGTGGCAGGTCTCGTGTCACCGTATGCTACTCGACGGTTCCGACGCCACCGACCTTGCGGGCCGTTCGCAGGAGCTACCCCGCTATGACACCTTCTCCATCAACATCGGATCGGCTTGCGGCCTCCCCAATGTCCCGGTTCTCTAGCGAGCCGGGAATTAGACACCTTTCACACACGGCCGGGGCAGACTTTGCGTTTTTCAAGTGATATTATAGTGCAACAGCCACATATCGAACAAACCTACCGAGACGCGCTGCCCCCGTTGCTCCATCCTCCTTTCGGAGGACGAAATACAACACGCCTCATGTCTTTCTCCTTGCGGGATACTCGACGGATATTTCGGACGCTTCCCCCATCAGGGACCGCGCCCTCATATCTGTCACGCTGCACTTGGCTGCGGGCCTCGCACTACGTGACCACCCGTTGACCATACGTCTATTGTGGGTTCGCATGCTGGTGCCCGGTTGCGAGACGGGCTTCGCGGTGCCCCCGCTTATCTGCTGCCAACAGACCAACACCCACCGTTCGACCTATCTCCCTCATCGGAAGACCCCTGGTGGCTCAGGGGAGGTCCGAGCCTCCGTGGATGCACCATCCGAGGATGGCGGGGCTATGTAGGCTTCACCCCTTTGACGCGAGTTGCCTCGCGCTGCGCTGACGACGCCACGGCGCCAAACACGCTCGATCCAATCGGATGCATATGCATTCAACGGGACCGAAACTCGACGATCATCAGAGGGCGGCGCCCTCATCGATCATGTAGACACAGTATCCAAACTCGCTTCCGATGTCAACAAAAAATCGTACACGAAATACGAAATATGTGGCGGCGAGGGGAAACGACGGANCTTAAAGGGAAAACCAGCGACCTTGAGAAGTGCCGACAACCGTCAAGGTACTTCCGCGAGACAGCAGGATTGGGACATCAGTCGATGAGAAATCAATTCGCTCGCCAGAAGCCGGAAAAACGTTGATATCAGTCTGGGCGTCGTTGATGACGACCATGAATGCGCCGGGGATGGATCGCGGAAGACGAACGGCGCAGTCGCTTGCACTGGCGACGGAGACGATGTTTACCGACGCGGACAGCGGCTGGGCAAAGTCCTGGTTGTTTCCCGTGGCCTCAACGTTCTCGGCGATGGTGTGCTGGATGATGCCAGTCAGGACACCACCAGAGGCGGGCAGGGCGCCAATGTCCTTCGGCTTCACCATCATGGTGGTCGCCATGGTCACATCGTCCGACCCGTCGAAGGTCGCTTCCCCCTCAACCGCTCCCCTCAGACGAATACGCTTCGGTGCTTCGAGCCTGCGTGCATACGGGGCAACGGCATCGGAAGAGAACGATGTCTGGAGCGTTACATTGCTGCTGCCGTCGATGATCGCAGAACCCAGGATGTCTCCCTGAAGCTGGAATGCGCGCGGTGTCCTCCAGCGTTGGCTAGTCTCTGCGGTCCCCTCCAGGTCGCCGACAAATGGTCCACGGACAGTCCCGTCCTGATCCCGCAGGACCACATCAGGGGTCAAGGAAAGCATGATCGTGCCTCCGTTCGGGCCGGATGAGCTGACTGACAGCCCGCCGCCAGCGGTCGTGATGTCTCCCACGTAGGAGCCGATGGTGTCCTCGCCGAGACGGATGGCGCCCATGGATGTCTCGATCTTCACGTCATCGGCGCCGTCAAACGTTCCCTTTCCGGTCACCGCCCCCGTCAGGGTAATCGCCACCGGGTGCTCAAGGCGGGATGCCGAGGATGCTACGCCGTCGAGCTGACCCGCTATCCGTTCAGCGCGAAGTTCGACTAGTTCGGCTGTTTCGGCCGCAACTCGCGAAAGGCGTGCCTCCGAAGCCTCGAACGACCTGGCGGTCAGGTTCTCGATGTCAGCAACCGAACCGCCCTTGAATGACCACCGCTCTGTGGAGGCATCCCATACGAGACTGGCGATGGACCCGGTTCCGCGAACGATTTTCATTCCTGCATCGGAGACGCAGGGGGTATCAGTCCCGGAATGCAGCTGGATGAAAGCTTCTCCGAGGTCGATCTGCGCCCGCTGGACCGTCCGGAGTGTACCACGGACATTGAGATCACCGTCGATGGTCAGGCTTCCATTCACGCTTACCCGGTCATCGGAGAGGGTCACGACCGTGCTGGACGCCCTGTCCTGAACACCGACCGGCCTGTCGGCAATCTCCTGCCAGCGATAGACGGGTTTCTGAGAGGCCCGGAGACGGCCGTTTTCGTCGAGGGAAGCAACGCCGTTAGCTGTCCCTATGAGCGTTTGTGGAATCGCGCCGACCTGAGCAGCCGTCACACGGTGCGGATTGTTTTCATCCTCGGCGTGCCCGAAAAGTTCGGCGAAGTTGTCGTTAATCTTCCTGCTTGCGTCGCGAAGGGTGTCACCAGAGTTGGTGGCATCACCTATCTTGAGAAACTTTCTGGCCATGTCCGTTGATCATAAAGACCGGACATATTTATCAGCCAGATATGATTTGGCCTGCGGCAGGTGCCGCAGGCCTCTTGGACATTAAATGATGAAGTCCTCTCGGGCGGCGTTGTCCGCCTCCTCACGTGACCGGAAGGGACCCTGAGGTTCTCCGAGCACGACCTTTCCGGCATAGAGCTGGTAGTACCAACCAGCGTCCTCCTCCTGCTCCTGGGAAGAGGCAACGATCTCGAACGTCTCGACGCGCGGAAGGATAGCCATCATGTAAGGACTCCGTTTGAAATATTTTGAGAGAATACGGGAGGGCAGAAAATGTCACCTCCCGGAAGAATCAGTACCCATACATATTCAGATGGGTCTGGAAAATCAAGTTCTCAGTGAAGTTAAGGCCATTGCAAAGCGCTCTATTCACTGCCCCAATCTGAAGAGTGGTCGTGAAGCGCCACGGGATTACCTCGCCATTACGCTCATAGGGCTTCATCATGAGCGTATCGGGGAACAGATGGGAGATGTCGAACGGCTCGTCGAACGTCGTCTCGTGCTTGTCGAACCAGGCGCGGGGCACGACCGCCACGAGGCACTTTCCGTCCCTGAACGGGGTCGAGCACATGTAGAACTCTTCCCCCTTCCACGTCTTGCGGTTCTCTTCCTTCTGCTCGTCGGTGAGGGCATCCCACTGCGCGCGGTCATTCCATGGACGGATGAGGCGATCCATTCCGACCGGGTTCTTGGTCAGAAGACCCTGCATCAACTCGACGAGGTTGTCCTCGCTGCTCTGCGCGCCGCTGGCATCCACCTTGGATCGCTCGCAGACCATCCCGGCCTCCTCAAGCACCTTCGTGATACGGTCAGCGAAGCGCTCAAGGACGCAGGCCATCCAGCAGCCCCTCACGCTGTCGCGTGCCTTGGCGACGTACTTGTCGAAGTCGATGCCATCCTTTTCGAGGAGGGGGCGCACCTCGTCGAGCTTCCAATCCCGGACGAGGACCTTGTAGTACAGCTCGACGAGGCTATCCCTCGCGATGGCGATGTTGTCGCCGTTCTCGTCAAGAACGACGGCGTCGTCGGGCTCCGCGATGCGCTTGTACTTCATCTCCAGCTCCTGCTGGAGCGCATCGTCGTGCTTGAAGCCGACTTCGGCCAAGAAGCCGCGAATGAAGGCCTCTGAGGGGCAGTTCTCGAAGGCATAGAGGCCGGTGCCGTCAATGGACGCTTCGAGATCGACGAAGTAGTCGTCGATAAGGCCAAGATTGACCTCGTCAACGTTTCCATCGTTGATCGTCTTCACCTGAACATAGACGAGCGGATGTCCGGCCGTGTTCACCGTCGTCACCGTGGCGAACTTGTAGGGCGAGCCGTCGAACTTGGTTGGGTCGAAGTCGTCCCTGCCATCGAAGGCGTGGCGATCGCGCTTGAAGACGTGAGCGTCAACCAGCACCTTGCCGTCCGGAGTGATCTTCACGTTGACCCTCGAAATACCGAGGATCGAGTCGCTCTTCTGCTCGGCGGCTTGCTCCTCGGAAAGCCTGCCCTCGCGCTTGGCCTGCTCGTACTCTTCCTTGGCGCGCGCCTCCTCGTACTCTGCTTCGGCCCGCTGTTCCTCTGTCATCTGCGACTTGGGGTCATACAGGCCGTGAATTTCGCCGATAGGGCGCTCGTCAGCCAGGGACTGGCGGACGCGATGCGCCTCCATCATTTCGTCGGCACGCTTGACGATCATCCCCTCGGAAAGAAGCTTGACGTTGAACTTCTCGATAAAAGACTGGCGCTGCGCAGCGTCAGTATGCGTTACGATGAGAGGCGTACGCTTCAGCTTGGAAAAGACAGGGTCAAAGAGAACTTCCTCAAAAGATGCGAATTCGGCCGATACGCACAGCGGAAGGTCGGTCGAAACATCCTGAATGAAGGAAGACAATTCATCGAGATCGGAGGCGGCGGCAATCACCGTCTTGGCTTCGTCCCTCAAAAACCCATAGATCATAAAATGCCTCCAAGAGGATGACTTGTAGGCCGACTATGTAATCTGGCTTTCGACGAAACGCAAGGAAATTTCGTTGTCAGAATTTATCAGGTTGAGGACATTAAGAAAATATCCACCAGGTATCAGAGGTCCGCCAATGGTCGGTGGTGTAGTGGGCTCCGTGAACGCATCATACACAGTAACGGCGCCAGCGGGATGACGATCAGGGTGCCAAAACGAAAGAGTAGGAGGAGAATAGAATACGGTCATTCCGATCGGCTCGCGAGAAATCCACGCACGCAGTGAATGATCCTGCTGTCGCCCTACAGGTATCGCATGCATGTCGCAGATCGTCACAGCCTTTCCGGGGCAAAGATGAAATGGAAAGCATACAGCATGCCCTGGCAATACACGGACGTTACACACGTTTAACGGCGTGCTTGCGACGGTGTACGGGTAGATCGGCTGTCCGGGGTTGCGAATATACGGTACGGGGTCGGTAATACGGCAATTGCTCATGTGAAAAAGCTCCTCGAAATGGGCTCATTCAGAGCGTGACGTCTGGATCGTGCAGGGAAATGTCCTGGTCCACCGTGACCAAAGGCATAATTGTCGAACAAATTCGAGCCGATCCGACTACGCGGACGATGCCTCGCATAGAGACCTTCGTCATCTCATTCTCAGACACGGGGTCGGACGGAACGGTCTCGACAAGGGAGTAGGAGATCAGCGTCGGAACGCGAACGGGATCAAGCTCCTCGTCGTAAAGGGCGTAGCCAAGAACCGAGGAAACGGAAAGCTGACCGGGTGAGAGAGCCGACGCTGCGGTGATTGAGGCCACGTCGGTGGCGCTGATGTCCAGGAGGCTACGGCCGATGTACGAGCGGACTGTGATTGGATCGGCTCGCTCGTCGAGGAGAGAGAAGGCGACGATGCCCGCAGCCGTCTGTATCTCATTGGGTTGGTCTAGGGCTGTGTGGGCGGTTATGGCCGGTATGCGCAGCGTCGTGAACTCGTCGAGAAGCGTGTAGCCCGACATGCCGACGACAGTGGCAGATGACGGTTCCGCGACGGTTAGGGCTAGGAGACGGGTGAGCGCCGATGACAGGCGCAGGTCGTCAAGGATCGTCAGCACATAGGCTGAATCGACAGCCATGGCCGCGTCAGGGACATCGACCAGGGACGTTGGCTGGAGGGCGGCAACCCGGACATGACCGTCGTCCGGCGATAGGACAGACGAACCCACGAGCGCGGAAACGGTGGTCTCGGGAATGGGAAGATCGGAATCCTGCTGGTCGCCGCTCATGTCATCATTGTCTTGCACGATAAAGTATTTAACGCTTCATGCGTCGAACACGTGGATCGTGTCGAGGTTATCGCTCGGACGGACATGAATGATAGACTGAAATTCGTCGAGACTGGGCTCTTCGAAATTAGCCTTCATGCGCTCAATAACCGCAGATGAAATGTACTTTCCGGTGCGATCACCGCGATCTTTAATGCGCTTGTACAGAAGAGCGTCGTCGCAATGGAACATGACTCCGACGATTTTGTAGTCGCGGGGAACCTGCGAAAGGAATGACGCGCGCGTCTTCTTCGACATGTTGGTGCGGTCGATGATGATCGACTTTCTTTCGGCGATGGCCTTACGGAAGTCGGCCCGCGCCTGCTTGGCGAAATCGTGCAGAGGAGCGATCTTGAAGGCCTCGTTGTACGTAAGATTGTTCTGCCAGGCGAAGTTGTCGATCATGTCGTCCTGCGAAATGACGACGAATTCCTCATCGGAGCTGGCGATCGTGTTCTCGCGCCACGTCGTCTTGCCGGAGCCGGGAAGTCCAATGAGCATGTAAACGGTAGGCATGAAATGTCTCCAAATATGCCAATATGAATACGCCGAAACGACTTCTGAGGATGGCCTTCCGAAAGGCAAAGCGAAATCGGATTATTCGGGAATGACTGCCGTCGTCAAACGGATTAAGTATACAACGGCTATATATGGTTTGCGAAGCAAATTTTGTTTGACGAAATCCGATCCCGATCTACAACGGTCGAGGAAGGGAGGCTCGAATGCGCAAGCTTCTGATTCTCGGATTTTTGCTCGCCCCCTCGGTTGCCCTTGCGGCTATGGCCGAAGAGCCCGTGTGGGATTTCGTCCCGAGCTCTGGCGCTCTCATTTACGGTATTCCATTCACGGATGCCGTTGGGGTTACCATCACGTGCGCCTCGGAGCCCAAGACTTATGAGATTGCGACGCCGATGGCCGCAGAGGGCGGCACAATGAAGGACGGGGTGTGGACCATCACGCTTCAGGTCGAGACTGACGAGGGCATGAAGTCATTCACGCTCACCGGGAAGCGGGAGTACGTGGAAGATGAGATGAACGACCCACATCACACTGCAATCCTGAAGGTGTCGAAGGATTCGGACTTCATTCACGCCATCGATATTGGGAAACGACTGATCAATCCGGCTACCAAGGAATCCATCCCNCTCACGAATATCTTCCACGAACGCGGGCATCTGGAAGGGTACTGTTCGGAAATTTCAGGGTGGGACGGCAGCGAATAAGCGAGGAAACCATCCGGAAGAAAATGGAAAGCGGGGCCGAAGCCCCGCTTTTTTCGATACGATGCCATTACTTCACGTACCCGGCGTTCAAGTACGCCGCATGGTCGTGTGCCNCCTTCGAGAGGGCAGGGAGGTTGTTGGCCGCACAGAACCGAAGGAAGTTCACGCCGACATTATCGACCGGCTCCTTCTGGATNGCGGCGATGATGACGGCGTCCATGCGTTCCTTGACCTCGTCTGGTTGGGCCGTGAGATCGATGAGAAGTCGATTGCGCTCGTACTCGTCAATGACGCGGACCTCCTTCGTCACGGGGACTGGAGCCATCAGTCTCTACGAGTTTCTCCCACCGCTGGAGCATGAAGTTGTTCCAGTGGTAGCCACCACTCTTGCGGTCCTCCCAGGCCTCGTGGATGCCGGTCTTCTTGCTCGATCCGTAGTAGCGAACGCCGGGGTAGGCGGACTGGATGCCGTCGCCAACATCGCCACGNATGCATTTCACGAACAGGGCCTTTTTCCACCACTCCTCGTCGGGTGACGGAGGCTCCCACTTGAATTCCTTGGGTTTGTAAGAGGGGTCCTTCTTCTTCGCGTTCTGCTCTGAACGCTTATGCTGGCGCGCAACTTCCTCAACCGTGCCCGCGACCTTGATCTTGCCGCTCGACTGGCAGATCGAAAATACGCACTCCTCGCCCTTGAATGTCTTAACACCGGCGATGGTGATGATGCGCTCGGACACTCCATCGATGATGGTTACGTTCGGCGCCAGAAGCTGGACGAAGTCGGAGTCGCCCGAGAGAATGAAATGCTCATCGTTGGGGTGGAGCTGAATCCAGCGCGCCACGAAATCATCGCCCTCGACGCCGTCGCATTGCAGGACCGTGCAGCGGGTCTTCTCGGCCAGGTACTCCACGAACTGGCGCTGGACCTCGTAGAAGACCTCGTCCTCCTCACGCTCTCGCTCGGACTTGTTCAGGCGGTCCAGGCGGCGCTTGGCCTTGTAAGCCGGGTAGTAGTCGTATCGCCACGAGCGGCCTTCCACGCAGAAGACCATGTGATCGACGTTCATTTCCCGATAAAGCTTGCGCAAACTGCGGAAGATGATGTGAAGGGTCATACCAGCCTTTGTAAATGCATCCCCGCGAACGACATGCTGAGCGCGGCCAAACAGATTGGCGAGATCAATAATTGCAAAACGCATCAAAGGATATCCTGTGAAGAAATGTACCGGAATATACGATATTGATCATGATCCGGGAAATCTGTTCTTGAGGCGCCAACTGGAGCTTTGCAGTTTGTCCATTTCCCCGTTTGGCCTTTCCCATTCGCCGTTGTCAGCGACGAAGAGTATGGCGTTCGCTGCCATGTCTATGAGACTGGCTACGTCCTGAGTATGAATCCCGTTCAGCACAGCCGTGGAATCGTCATCCATGGCCGCATCGAGCTTCTCCCGCACGATGCGAACAACGGCTTCTACCCTGAGGGAACGGTCGAGTTTGGAAATATCGTCAAAGGAATAGGTCACGGCAATCCTCACATATAGTCGGTGCTACCATCGCCACGTGAGGCGCTCTGGACAAACTGATTTCGCGGAGGGATGGGGCCACCAAATCGGACGTTCTCGGACGTGATCGAGCGGCAGACATCTGCAAACCATTGGTCCACGATCTCTTCATCCGAGTTGCCCGTGTAGCCGTTGATCTTCAAGAACTCGATCCAGTATTCGTTCCAGTCGAGTTCGATACCGAAACCATTGATACCGAGGTTCGGGTTGTACTCTTGATCGATGACACCAACCCACGGCTCCATTCTTGCTGTGGCAATGCGCTTGTTCATCTCGTGCTCGGTGATGTCACCAAATTCATAGGCAAGCCGGGTGAGCGAGATTTCCTTCTCAACATCGTCCTCACATTCCATTTCGATTACGCGAGTGCGATATTCCCTCTCGGTTATGTGGCCGTGCTCGTAATCGAGTTCGAGCAGAGACCTCATGAGTTCGTTATCGTTCTTGGCAAATTCCGTGATAACGATTTTCTCATAGTCGTATTTGCTGATCACGCCATGACGATAATCGACATCGGCCTTGGCAATACGATCATTATCCTTGCCGTCTAGGCGAAGAAGCTCGCACTCGTAATGGTACTTGTCGATCCGATTATTGACGAAATCCCGGCGCAGTCGCTCGCGTTCCCTCTCGACCGGGTCTGGATACTCAAGCTCCAGCAGGCGGCGCTCGCGCTCCTCGCCATCGTAATAGTAGCGGACCCGCTCTTTCTCACGTTCCAAGCCGGTCAGAGACCAGTGGGATGGCAAAAATCCGAAAGGAATAAGACGAAATCGCTTCATGAAAGTCTCCATAAAATGACGGGGAGAGTAGACCGTCTACTCTCCCCCGTCCGGCGAAGGACAAGCGCGGTGGCCGTCCCTCTTCCCCACCCGCAATACGATTATTATCACCTCCAAATCTGAATATCAGGCAGAGTGGGGCGATTTTGACTATCAACGCGACGCGCGCAGATAGTAGCGATAGACGCCGATTTCCGTCTCGATTTCGGTCGAAATGATACCGCGAGCGGAAACACGGACGGTGGCATCCTCGGCTGAGAGCTTGAGCGTCTGAAGGAACGGCCCGACCTCCCAGGAGTAACCTGGGGTGAGTGCACCGTCAGGCGCATCAACGCCCTCGGCGAACACGACGGTCGCATAGTGTGTGGACGACGTGTCCTGACCGAAGGAGAAGATAAGGTTGCCGTCCTGGATGAAGGCACCGAAGGTCTTATCAACCTCCGAGATCAGCGACGACATCTGCTGGAACTCGGCAACCTTGGACTTCGAGGGAACGACGGAGACGGTCCAGTTGATATTGGCGGCAAGGCCCGAGCCAGCGACCTGATCGGGGCTCATGCAGCGCATGACGGCCCGACCTCCCTTGCCGTCCCGGAACTCGAAGTGCTCGACCGTTTCTCCGCCCGACCACGGACGGTGCTTCACGGTGAGACTTGCGGACTCGCTCCGGTAGCTCGGGAAGTCCAGGAGACCCTTGAGCAGGCCGAGGTTGGAGATGCCAAACTCTCCGCGCAGTTCTGGAGCGGGGACCTTGATGGTGCCGCTCAGGAACTGGACCTGCTTCTTGTCCTTCGCAAGAAGTGTTGTCTCCTTCTCGGAGCCAATGATCTTGATAACGTCAAACAGGCCGTAAGAATGCTTTACAATATCCGAAAGAACGTCTCGCATAAGTCTGAACCCTGAATGTGCCAATAATACTTCTCGGCAGTCCCAAAATCAAATTATGTTTGTCATTCGAGGAAAATAAGTTCGTCGTCGCCGACCAAATCCTTCGACGGAGTCAAGTCCCAGTCGAGAACNCCGACAAGATTGAGAATCTTGTTGTCGATGATGGTCGCCTCCATCGCCGCGTGGTCGAAAGGCAGTTCCTTGAACCATTTCGGGAGGTGCGGTTCATCGATGGGATAGGCCACCGAGTCCATGTTGAAGACGTTCGGTTTCAGCTTGCACACGATGACCTTCGAGCCGTCGCCGATGCGCATGCTGTAGAGGTCGTTGTGGATGTCGAGGAGCTTGTTCCAGTTGATGGACGCCCTGACATGGCCTGGCATGTCGATCCTGGACTTCTCACCCTTGCGCAGGGCCTTGAGGAGCATGGCCTTGTTCTCGGTGGCCTCCTGCCTGTCGGCGTAGTCAGAAAGCGCTTTCACGCCCTTGGGTGTGCCCTTCTCCCAACCGGGGCGGGCGGCGAACGCGCGGCGGAATTCCTTAAGACGCGCGTTGAGTTCGTCNCGGCTCAGGCCGGTCAGCANGCCCAGGAGAAACTCGTTCAGGAACGTCTGCATGAACTTCGGTGTGTCGGCCCGCTTGAGATCGAGGCCCATGGCCTTGATTTCTCCGGGCTTGCCGTCACGGTCCTTGCGCTTGCCCTCCTTGTCGTAAACGAGACAGGCGTATTTCTTCTTCTTGATGAAGAGTGCCTTCGTGGCGACGATCTCACGACCGGCCTTGATGTAGGAACCGCGTTCGAACGTCGTGTTGAAGGTGCGCATCATGAACTCGGGAAACGAGGCATTCGCCACCTCGGTGATCGCGTCGTAAAGCTCGATCACGTTCTCCTTGGTCCATGTGAAATTTGCATAGGCCGGATCGTCCTTCATGGCCTCGTAGACCGAGAAGTAACAGCTGTCGGTGTCGGCATACTGGATGGCTGCGCCCTTGTAATCATAGACGCCGGTGATCACCTCGTTGATCTTGGCGTTCATGTGCCGGACGATGCTTCGGCCACTGAGCGTCGTGGACTGTCCGAGCCGCTTGTCGAAGAACCTCAGGCCCTTGTTGAGGAGGGCACCGTAGAGAGAGTTGAGCAGGATTTTTCTCGCCAGCTGGCGGCGGTTCCAGAAGCCCGTCAGGTACTTGTACTCGCCCTTGGTCTCCTCGTCCTGCGGGAGGATGCGACCGTCCTGAATGACGAGCTTGTTCGCCTTCATGAACGTGGCGATCTCCACCGGATCACCACGTTCGACGATCTCACTCAGACGGTCACTTGAAGCCGTATCACCAGGGGTTGCGGCGGCGACTTCAGCTGCCAGCTCGTCGGAGATGGACACGCCGTAATATAGGTCCTCGTAAAATTTCTCCCGGTACTGCATGGCCTTGCGGTCGGCATACCACCGCGTGAGCAGGGCCGGGATGATCCCATCCCTATCGGTGCGGAAGAGCGTACCGTTGGCCGTAATGCAGAGGTGGCTGTCCGGATTGAAGATGTGGTCGTGCCACTCGGCCCCGGTGCGCGTCTCCTCGCGCCCATCCTCCCAGTCGATGGTGATGAGCTTGTCGGTCCGGTCGAGGATCGCGCTGAATTCCAAAGACGCGAAGATGCCGTCCCACGCGTCAGCGGGCTTCACTCCCTTGGCGAGAAGGCCGTTGATATACTCGTCGGTGTAGACCGGCCGACACTGGCCCACGATTGTCTCGGGGCTCATGTTCAGCGCACGGATCGTCGAGGGGTACAGGGAGTTGATATCGGCCGCTCCGACCCAGTCGCGCAGCCCTACCTTAGGCACGGCGACATAGGCGCCAACGACGGCCTTCGGGATGGGGTCACCATCCTCGTCGTATTCGAGCTCCTCTTCTTCCTCTGGCTGTTCCTCCCGATCAGGACGATCCGGGACCACAAATCCCATGTCGTGCATCTCGTTGATGATCGCCTGCTCGACGAGGGCAACCGACCCCATGGTGGTCTTCAGAAGGACCGAGTTCGCATGGGCGATCTGGTTGGACAGCTCGATGTACTTCTTGTTCTGGTCGATCTTGTGCAGCAGGAGGGTGTCCTGCCTGTTATAGGCGATGAACTTTTCGAAATCCTCCNTGTAAAGCTGGTCGAGCGTACCGTGGTACGGGACCTTGTTCTCGCCGACTTCGACCTCTCCCACGTAGTCGAGGCGATAGGAGTGAAGCNGTTGAGTGTTGTGCTTCTGGTAGAGCAGCAGATAGTCCAGATGCACGCGCCCCACGAGATCGTACGTCGTGTGCTTTTTATTGAACTTCTCATACTCGCGAGACCGGGGAAGCTGATTCCACAGGCAGAGTTCGCGGGTGGCATCTTCGCCCAGCACGCGCGCGATGCGATTGACGATGTAGGGAATATCGTACCCTTCCGAGTTCCAGCCGCTGAGAACGTCCGCGTCCTGGATCACGTTGAGGAAGGCCTTCAGGAGCTGTGACTCATCCGCGAAGATGATCGTGTTCTCAAACTTGGCACCAATGGCCTCGGCTTCCGCCATGGAGAGAGTCGGAGGGCAGAGCGCCAGCGTGAACAGGGTACCGAGCCAGTTCGCGTAAATCGAAATGGCGTTGATCGAATTGAACGGATCGTTGGGTGGCGCGTATCCTCGCTCCGGGTCGAAGTTCACCTCGATATCGAAGAAGGCCACATGCAGGTTCGGTGCTTCGCATCCCTTGTAATGCTTTGCGAGGGCGCGGAAGACCGGGTTGATGTCACTCTCGAATACGCGAACGGGTTTGCCAACCTTGGGCTCTTTCTTCCGCATGAGTTCCTGACGGAACTTGCCGGGGTTGTTCGTCACAAAGCGCTTGCAGGTGTCACCGAAAATGGAGCGATGGCCACCGGCGGGGTGCTCATAGTAAAATACATATTCGGCCGGGACATCGTTGAAAACCCGTTTGCCATTAATTCGCTCAACAATTCGGATGGTGTTGGAATAGCGATCATGAATTGCATCTACGTACATTAATCTGCTCTATCTTCTAGGAAATAAAAAGTACAACGCTCCTGAAGTGGGTCTTCGGATATGATTATGTCCTGAAATGTTAACTTGAAGGCCAGGGCGTCCGTATAGCTTCTGAAGTACACCGCCATCGAATGAGTATCGAACCGGTATCCTTCCTCGCAGTTGTCCTTCAGCCAAGACCGGATCGCGTCACGCTGCGACTTGAATAGTAATTTCTTGGAAAGTATGAAAGAATGGTCGTACGGTCGAAGGTATGTCTTCATGATCGTTGGAGAACACAAAGAAAGAGGGGCGGCCAAGGCCGCCCCTGAACAGTCAAAGGCGACCAGTCGCCTCAAGGATCGTCTCGACCGCCTGGACCTTCTCGACCTCTTCGTGGATGTTCGCCTTGTAGGCGTGCCGGAGGGTCTTCATCAGCAGGGAAGGTTTCACATCGAGGTGCTCGGCAAGCTCAGAAGCAAGGTCCTTCAGGCTGCCCTTCAGGTCGTCGATCTCCTGAAGCGTCTTGATACCCGCATCCATGAACTCGGTGAGCTTGGTCTTGTCGGCGGTCGAGAGATGTTCAAAAGACATATGCAATCCCTTTGTTTAAAACGAATAACAATATGAACCGGCAATGG